GTAGTTTACTTGCGTCTATGGCATCATTCTTGACACCATCTTTTGATACTTGTGTTAATCCCATAGTTAGCTAGGTTTAGGATACTTAGCTTTAATAGGATCAACAACTTCTGTTTTCCATTTTTCAATCCCATTATCATAAATGTATTCAAGCTGCTCGTGCCAATTTGGATATTCTCTAGAGCGTTTCCATCGGTAATCAAGTTTTTCTAGTTCAGCTTTTTTAGCTACTACTTTATCGTGATCTATAGTAACTGGTTTAGTCATTTCAAGATCTTCAAAAGCATCATCACCTTTAATAAACTTAACTTCTGGATGCACTGCAATAATTGCATCATGCCAAATCCCTGCATCATATTTTAATGTCATTATGAGCTTACCTCCATTAAAATCATATGTGATCTTGTTCTCCAATCATCACTTCCACTACCATTACTGTAGTTACCTTTTATTGTATGACCACTAGGTGTACCACAAATAACATTATGTTGATAAGAGTGAGTACCAGCACCGGGTTCGTCTATACACATAACTAAGTTTGTAGCCCCTGCCCAGTTGTCACCATTTGAAAAAGAAGCAGAATGGCCCGCAAGAGTACCTCCAGAACTACCAGCTATTTGTATGTTATTTCTAAATATTCGGCTAACAGTTTCGTTACCTGTATTCTGTCCAGTAGACATAAAAGCCAAAACAAGTACTTTATTACTAGAATCTTGCATAGTAATACTTGTACTAGCAGGGTTGGTAACAGTAGCGTAACCTCCAGTTCCAGTAACAATAGTGTTAGAGCTTCCAACTTTTACTTGTATAACTCCACCACCACTACCAGCTTCACCGCCAGAAGGAAGTATGCTATTTGTAAATAATCCCATTATGATACCTCCGTTAAATTAAATTTATACTTCTTGCCATTGCGTTTGTTCACTAAGAAAAGATCCTCTGCTCCTTCCTGTATAGTATAAC